TGGGGGGGGGGGTTGGGGGGGGTGGTGTGTTTGGGGGGTTGGGTGGGGGGGGGGGGGGGGTGGGGGGGGGGGTTGGGGGGGGGGAAAGGGGGGGGGGGGGGGGGGTGGCGGCGCTTCGGGCGGCGGCACTAAGCACGAGGGCGATACGGTCAACCACGAGGTCTACGTCAACAAGAAAAAAATCGTGATGATGAGCGGGCAGAATGAGGTGGGCGTGTACGACAAAGAAGGCAAGACGTGGACGCTGACCGCCGACAAAATCTATCTCATCGGTGAGGTGCATTGCGGCTCGAAACAGGGCAAGCAAGTCGGGCTGTGCAAGTCGAGCGACTGCGCTAAGAAGCTTTATTCGGACTGATATGATCACGGCAGATACGCGACTTGGCCAGCGGATGCATTCCGCGATCTTTGCGGTCGTTGGCGAGCTCCCCGACGAAGTTTGGTTTCTGCGCAATCTGGCCGAGCGCATCGGCATGCAGCCCGAGGGCGACGCGATGGTGCGGACCTTCCCGACACCCGATGGCCGCGGCGGCTTCGGCCGTATGGTGGTGCAGCCAATGACCGAAAGCTTTCTGGCCTTTGACGGCTATTCGCAGGTCGGTGGCGGCTACCTGATTGTACATTCCTGCAAGTGGTTCGATCACCATGCGGTCGAGCAGGCGATTGCGGCGCTCGATGAGTACGTGCAGGTCGTCGATCGTGCCCGATCCTCGATCGGTTTGAATGATGCCGACGAGCTATAAGGACCGCAGCGTTCTGGTCATCGATCAAGGATTATTCGTTCACCTGGCGGTTACGCTCGCCGAAAGTTTCGGCCGCACGTACTACTTTACGCCGTGGGAGTCGGCCTTTCCGAAAAGCAATCATTTCCTTCCTGGTTACGGACTGCCGGGGATTGTCAGGCCGGATTCGATCTGGGATGTGATGGACGAGGTTGATCTCGTCGTCTTTCCCGATGTGAATTTTGGTCCGCTGCAGGAGCATCTTGTTTCGATCGGCAAGCGGGTGTGGGGCAGTCGCCGTGGCGAGGAATTGGAGCTCGATCGTGACGGTAGCAAGCAGCTTTGTCGCAGCCTCGGCATTGACATCGGCGATTATGTGGTCGTCACTGGCATGGACAATCTTCGCGACCATCTTCGCGACAACGACAATGTGTGGGTTAAGGTTAGCCGAACACGAGGCGATATGGAGACTTTCCGATCTCCTAATTATCGGCTCGTAGAGCCGAAGCTTGACGAGGTCGAACAGCAACTCGGCGCCAAAAAGCAGATCATGCAATTCATCGTCGAGGACTCGCTCGAGCCTGCGGTCGAGATCGGCTATGACGGGTTTTCCATCGACGGCCGGTTTGCCAGCAATGCCATGTTCGGCACCGAAATCAAGGATCGCGGCTTGATCCTCGAGTGCGTGCAGTACGATCGCCTACCGTGGCAATTGCTCGATGTAAACGTCAAGCTGGCGAGCACCTTCCGAGCTCTCAATTATCGAGGGTTTTTCTCGAGCGAAGTGCGGGCTACGCCGGACGGCCGCGCCTATCTGATTGACCCGTGCTGCCGGATGGGATCACCGCCTGGCGAGCTCTTCGATATCATGGTGACGAACTGGCCAGACATCTTATGGAACGGGGCCGAGGGCGTTGTGGTCGAACCCGACTGCGCCGCGCGCTATGGCGCCGAGCTTCTTATTCACAGTGCTTGGGCGGATCAACATTGGCAACCGATTGATTTCCCTGATTCGATCCGCAATTTTGTTAAACTGCGCAATCACACGCGAATCGGTGGGCGCGATTATGTCATTCCCTCGGCGGTTGGCTTGCCAGAGATCGGTGCCGTGGTGGCAATCGACGATACGCTCGAGGGCGCGATCGCCAAGGTCCGCGAGTATGCGGAGCAGGTTGAAGGCTATTACGTCGATGTCTTTGCCGACAGTCTAGACGAGGCGGCGACAGAGCATGAAGCGTCGAAACAAATCGGCCGGCGCGCACGGGAAGCCGCCTAACAAGCGGATGTGGGGATCGGTCGCCGAGGAAACCGTTGCGCTGACCTTGCTGGAACGTATTGCCCGCCGATACCGCAGTGATCCGATGGCGCTGACTTCCGAAGAGATGCGCATCATCAAGCGCGCGATCGCAGTGCTGAAGGAGCGCCATGCCCGACATCAGGATAATTTTAACCGATGAGTTTCTCGTTACCGGCCGGCAACTCGACTGGTCATTACTGCCCGATGGTTCGCTCGATCAAAACTTTGCGCTAGCGACGGCGTTTTACGTCGCGCTGTGCAGCGACCGGCGGGCGCTCGACAGCGACGTGCTGCCGGATCCGCGTTCGCACGACCGCAAGGGCTGGTGGGGTGACTTGGACGCGGCCGAAATTTGGGGCGGCTGGACGCTCGGTTCGCGGCTATGGCTGCTGCGGCGCGTGCAGATCAACGACGTTGGCGCACGAAGTGGATCGACCGTCAATCAGGTGAAAGCGTTCTTGCGCGAGTCGCTCGAGCCGTTCATCAGCAATCGCATCTGCACGGACATTCAGATGGACGTGAGCAGAAATGCGTATAACCGCAATCGCATCGATGCCGCCATCACCGCTTTTCGTGGCCAAAATCCGCCGGTAGCGATGCAATTTCAAATCCTGTGGGACGAGATGACCGGCATGGCAGTGGAGATGCTCTAATGCCTTGGACATCGCCTACCTTGAAGCAGTTGCGCGGCTTGGTCCGTGATTACATTCAGGGCAGGTTGCCAGGTGCAGATGCTTTAATTCCGAATTCTGTCTTGCGTGTGCTTGCTGATTGTACTGCTGCGATGACAGAGTTAGTTATCCAATATTTAGATTGGCAAAGTTTGCAATATTTGCCAGATACCGCCGAGACGCAGTTCCTCGATCGGTGGGGCAATATCAAGCTGATCAATGCGGACGGTTCGAAGGGGCGCAAGCAGCCGACGTTCGCGACCGGGACGATTGCAATCTCTGGCGGTGTGCAGGGCACGATTATCCCGGCGGGCACCGAATTTTATGTGACCATCCCGGTGGCGCCAGGCCAGCAAGCAATCGTCAACTATCAAACGCTGGCGCAGGTAACGGTCGGCGCGGACGGCACCGCACAGCTTCCGGCGGAAGCCACAGATTCCGGTTCGGTGGGCAATATCGCACAAGGCACTAGCCTAAATATGCTCGCGGTAACGGCTGGTATTGGCGTTCCGTCAGCAGCGGCCAATTTCACCGGCGGCACTGATCAAGAAACTGACGACGAGTTGCGAATTCGCGTGCTCGATGCGTTGAGCAAGCCGCCGATGGGCGGCGATGCCGACGATTATGTGCAATGGGCTTTGAGCTTTCCAGGCGTAACGCGGGCTTGGACTTCGCCGCTCGAGATGGGCATCGGGACGGTGACGTTGCGCTTTATGATGGACGATTTACGGGCGAGCAATGCCGGCTTTCCCATGCAGGCCGACGTTGATGCGCTCGCGACTTATCTCGGCACCGTGCGCCCGGTCACCGTCGAGGACCTATTCGTGGTCGCGCCAATCCCGGAGCCGATCTCGTTCACGATTTTCAACTTGACCAACGACAATATCTCGACGTGGACGAACATCGAGAACTCGGTGACTGCCATGCTGCGACTGCAAGCGTCGCCAGCCTATGCGGTCGATGGCACGACGCAGCCGGCAACGACGATTTGGTCGGTGTGGGTCGCCGATGCAGTGCTGCAGGCCGATGGCGTGGTGAGCTTCGACATCTCGATGGCCGATCATCCGATGCCCAACAATGGGTGCTTGGCTGTGCTCGGCAACGTCATTCGCGGCGATCCGCAAACGGCGTTGGCGGGAGCTCGGTCGCGTTATCAGAAGGCGGGTGCCAGTGGACAGCTACCGACCGCACGACAGCGAGGACTATCGCGAAGCCTTTACTAACCTCCTGCCGACCGGCAGCGCATGGCCACGCGCGCGCGAGAATGACGGCACAGTTCAGCAACAAACGATTGCGGGCCTCACCGGCATCTGGGGCTACGTCGACAACCTGTTTCAGAAGTTGCTGCTAATCGAGAGCGATCCCTACACGACAACTGACATGTTGCCGGATTGGGAACGCAATCTCGGCCTGCCCGACGATTGCTTTGCCGCCATGCAAATGTCGATCGCCGATCGACGCGCGCACGTGGTGGCACGCTTAGCGATGGAAGGCGGACAAAGCCGGCCGTTCTTTTACGCGCTCGCGAAATCGATCAATTACGACATTCT